TGTTAGTCTCTAATACCGTAACGTTAGTTACAGTCGACGGTAATGCCGTCGGTCCAGGCTATGTGCCTGGTACTACTCGAGAAAATCTCGAGAGGGCAGATTTGCCAACAGCCTTTGAAAAGGTTATGAACTGTCAATTTGCAGTTAACGACACCCTTATGTCGTTGAACCCTATTTATGGGCTTTGTACTCGTTTGAGTACTCACGCTGTCGTTGGTCAGCGTATTGCGGAGTACCGCAATTTAGGCCGTAGGAACCGCCTATACATGATGATCGGTCATGTCTTGAGTCCCGAGACTCAACGACGGTTATCGTCATTATCCACTAGACAGTGGAAACATCTAGAAGAGATGTGGAAGGCAATTGGCCTATCTATCCTAAATAATCGGGATTTCGAACCGGACCGGTACGATTGTGACTTAATACAGTCAATACAAACCTTTAAGGTTTGGTTCTTAAACTTCTGTTTAAGGAAGAGTAGGAATTACACTAAAATGCTCAAAGGCATTAAAACCCTATTCGGGTGGCTCCAGTGGTACTCACTGGGATTGTCGGATAATCCGACTCCTAAGGATCTCAAATGGTTCCTTGGTTGGGATCATTTCCAACATAAACCAAGTTTTCCTTGGTTCGGCGGTTATTTGAACCGTTATTGTCATCCAAAATTGGATGCTTCGCAAGATGAAATCCTTACGTACTGTACAATTCGTACATGTGGGCGGGCATTACCCCCACCTACTCCTCGAATGTTGGAGCAATCGCTCATAGAGACCTATGAAATATTGACAACAATGCCAGTAGTTCACAGTAATGTGAGACAAGCCATACGTGGCTTCACCGATATCATGCTTAATCGGTTAGGTATTGAAAACTTACCTATGAATACCCATCTGAGTATTAACGCTTCCGGATCGGAAGAGTATTCCGCCAAAGAAGGAGGCGGTGGAGAGGAGATCCTCTCGTGGATATCAGAGATTGATGTCCCTTTATCCGAAATCCGGATAGGGTCAAAAAAAGTTTTTGACTATCTCGTCGACTTAGACGAGGAAGAGGGTATTGATGAAACCCTATTTGACCCTTTTGGTCAACAGATCCTCAATCCGGATCAATGCTCAATAGGAGCGATGAGGGCACCCTTTGTCCTATACAATTCCATGGGAATTAGAGTCGGCACAAAACGTGCCGGAAAGGTTCTCGGGAGGAACCTCTACCCAAATTCTATTGGGAAGGTCATCTTGTTGATGGCTTTAATCAAGTCTCTTGATTATGGACACTTTAGTGTCGTCCCGGACGGTTACCTGTCCGTCGGATCTGTTAAGATCCCTTTCTGGCATAAATCCAGTTTACCGATAAGATTTATCGTCGACAAGCCTAGTCCTTGTGTTCTCACCGTGTTGGCTGAGCCTGGAGCGAAATGTCGCTCCCTTACTAAGAATAGTTCTTGGTTAGTAGTCTTACTCAAGACTATGCGGTTCCAGATTGAACCGGTGGTCGCACGTGACGGCCGAGCGAGGATTGGCCTCGCCTGTACCAACAAAATGTGGGCATTCTTGAAATATCTCCAAGGAAGATGGACAGGCTCCACTGTCGCTCAATCGAGCGATTTCCGTTCGGCAACGGATTATATTCCAATTGAATATATAATGGATATATGGTCCATGATTGCAGAAAGAGTTCCGCAACAATCCCCAATTTGGGTTTACCAAGATCTGATCTGGGCAGCTCGTGATATTCGAGTCGATGAGAATTATTCTCATATCAAGATCGATAGATCTCGCAAACACCTATGCGGTAGCTTTATGGGAGAACCTCTCTCATTTATCACCTTAACAGTGATGAATCTTCTTTGTGAAGACATGACCAATTATTATTTCTGGTCTGGTGAACCTTTGTGGTCACTTCCAACCCGTCGAGGTTGGGATAGGGTCGGACCAATTGACCCTTGTGCCATTTGTGGCGATGACATCTGCGCGATTCGCAGATCCAGAGACAAATGTGTTCTCTCTCGGACCATCCAGAATGGCCTTAACTTTCTCCATTCGGAAGGAAAGGATGGGGACTCCCATCGCGTCGCAATCTTTTGCGAGGATCATATCTTATATGATGGAAGTAAATTCGTTTACTTAGATGTGATTAAATCACGTCTCCTCACCACGATGGCGAGGGATCACGCCGATCGGCGTATATCCGTCCTTGGAAAGGGCGGTCAGATATCTAATCAGCTATCTTATGTCAAGGACTTGAAATATCATACTCACATATGGAGTATATATAAACAAAATGTTTATCGATCCATCAAAGGCCTGGATAAAGTACGAGTACCGTTCTTTCTACCACCGAATTGTGGAGGTATGGGAATACCATTGTGTTCCAACGTCCCTGACTGGGGCATGAAATATATTAACTATATTTATGATATCCTAGCTATGGATATGCAACCCCGATTACTGGAGTTAATGGCCTTAAGAAGGCTAACGGGACGGGTGTCCCATTCAACCGGGTTTACTTCGGTTCATATGGCGGTTCTCGCCAAAGATATCGCAAATTTGCGGTTTGTCGACGAAATATTCGAAGAACCCCTTGCTAAAGAGGTATACTCCACTGAAAGTGTGAATGAATACTTGAATAGTATTAACGCTGGAGACTTCCGCGTCCTCCCCTATACGGGAACCTTTGACTATGGTAATCTAGTCAATGCCGCAAGAGATGTCGGCCTCTTCCCATTGAGTGAAGTTTTTGACTATTACGAACGAATAGTTAATTTCCAAGATAGTTTGGAAAATCGGACTGTAAAGTCCGAAGTACGGACATTTTCCGTATGGGCGAGACGTTCGTCTCGCTACTGGCGGAAATTTCCCAGCCGGGACATTCGTCCCCTTGATCCCCAATTTTGCGGATTCGACGCCTTAGCGAAGGATGTTAACCGGAGTCTTACCGGGTTTCTACTCATTAAAGAAATGAGTCTTTTGGCCAAATATGGCCCGTCCCTACACTTTCGTATAGGTGAACCGACTATGACCGGTTACCACACA